CGACAATCATTATATCGTCAAGTCGGTAAACCATAGCTTTACTCCTGGAAAATTTGAAACGCAATGGGATCTTACTTACTACGACGGTTATGGTAGAATGATAAGCGATAACGACACAGAAGGATTAGTCAAGAAGATCGACGACGCTATTAAGCAACAACAAGCGGCGGAAGCTGCTCGCAAAGCTGCAGAAGAAGCTAAGAAACCGAAGCCCACGAAGAAAAAGCAACCGTAATGATAAAGTTAATCGTGAATAAGGGCAAAAACTAAAGTTGTAAAACCTGGCTACGACTAATTTATTATTACTGTGTGGAGTCGTTTTGTATTTCTTCGCGAATTTTAGGTTCCGAAAAGCACATGGTCATTTCTTCCGACGGATTTACGACGTTGTCAAAAGCTCCTACGGACATGTGGTTTCTTAATGGAATTTTGGATCCGACGAAGCCATTGTGTTTAGACACGCTATTTCGACTAAAAAATTTAGACGTACCCATTAACCCGCCAGACAAATGGGTTAGATCAATGAATCTTTTGGCATCCGGATCTATAGTTCCGTGGTCGCAAATAATGCCTTCGCAATCATACAAGGGCTTTGTAAAAAATCTTATAAAATATATTGCTGATTCTATAGAAGAACTTCCAAAAGATTATTATAAGAATACCTGGTGTCCTGGTGGTCAGCTTCTTTGTAGTCTTAAGGCAGCAAGAGTTGATACGTCGATATATAAAGAAATTTCTGCCAATATCGAGCATGATTCTGGTGCGTTCGATACGTTCCGCCCAGGCGCTGGCGGTTATATATCGTCAATCGTTTATGATCGATTTGCTACGCGTACTGGTAGATTAACTGTGTCATCTGGTCCGAATATTCTTACTTTAAAAAAAGAATATCGACGAATGCTGAAGTCAACATTTAGCGATGGCAAAATATGTTCTCTCGATTTCGGAGCTCTTGAAGCCAGGATCATTCTCGCGGAAGCGGGTAAATCTTCGTCTTCTCCTGACTTATACGCCTCTATTGCTAAAGATTTATTCGGCGATTCGATCGATCGAACAATAGTCAAAGCAGCCGTTATTAGTGAGTTATATGGTGCATCAAAAAATGCTTTAGCATCAAGATTAGGAATTAGTGGATATAAACTCGAAGAATTTATTACATCTATTAGGACGTATTTCGGCGTAGCCGAACTGCGTAAAAGATTAAAAGCAGAATTCATAAAAATCGGCAAGATTCGTAATCGCCATGGAAGATTTTTAGACTTAGATGACCCACAGGACCACCTGTTCGTAAATACGTACGCCCAAAGCACAGGCGTAGACGTGGCGCTTTTGGGCTTCAAGGCTGTGATGGATAGGTTGGGAACAGATGGCGTTCGTCCTCTATTCGTCCTCCACGACGCACTTATACTTGACGTTAGAAATGATAGGTTGCCTGATGTTGAAAGTGTATCTTCGGTTGCAGTTCCTGGTTATGATACTGAATTTCCTTTAAAATTTGAAAAGGTGTGATTTTTCTCCATAAGGATATATTTAAGCCTTATGAAACTTACGTCGCAACAATTACGCAAGATTATTTCGGAAGAAGTTTCCAGCGTCATGTCAGAGATGCCTGCCCGCGGAGGTGCTGATTTCTATACGATAGCTCCCCAGGTCGAGGCAAAACTCGATGAATTGAATAGCATGCCTATAGATCTGGGTCAAACTCGTACACGTTTGGTCGTGAAAACACTGTGTCAAGACATTGTCGACTTATTGGAGCAGTTAAAATGAAAATTACAGCGAATCAATTACGTAAAATTATTGCCGAAGAAGTTGCTAAGCTCGTCAGCGAGGACGTCGGACCTACATCAGGCCTGGGAATGCGTGCTGCTCTTGCTGTTGTTGAAGCCCTAAAAGACCGGTTTGATCCAAACGATCCTGTGATGGCAGCTAATGGTAAGCGTGCCTGGGATCAGCAATGTGACGCCTCGCGAGATGACCTTGCGATTGCCCTTGAAGGCGCGATGGGTGACGTGCTAGACAAGCTTTATAACGGCGAATACGCTTGAAATAGATACTTTATGAAGATTACAAAAGAACAGCTTCGACAAATTATCAAAGAAGAAGTTTCTAAAACGATGAACGAAGCTTCTGTTCCACCTAATCATGAATTCTGGCGGGTTTCGCGTGAGCTGGAAAACACTCTAGAACAGCTCGCTCCTATCGTATCAGGACGCTCGTATCGTATAGGACAAGTCGAGTCTCTTATGCAGCTCAGAACGCTATGCAATCAAGTTATCGAACTATTGAATAAGGCTGGAATATGAAAATCACGATCAACCAACTCCGTAAGATTATTAAAGAAGAAGTCGCAAAATCCATGATGCCCGATGCTCTAGTGGTTGCGAATGAATTGGCCGATTTCGTCGGTGGTATGGAAGCCGAAGGCGGCCCACAAGAAGCTGAATTCGACGTTCTTTACAACGCTGGAGACAAAGCTGACGCAGACGACGTGATTGCCAAGTTGAGCAATTACATGAGAAGTGTTAAGAAAGCTGACATGGACTGGGGTGACAAGACTTCTTTCCACGAGTTTCATTTCAAGAGCGAAGATAGAAAATTTGAAACCAACGTGGAGTTTTCTACATTCAGCGAGGCAGAATACCTCAAGCCTGGAACCATTACTGTTAAAGTAAAAGTCTACAGAGTTTGATTGATTCATGACTTAAAAGAGTAAGAGGACCTTTCGAGGTCCTTTTTCTTTTTGAATTAGCTTGTGTACAATGAAACCATGGTATGATACTGTGGTTTCATGACTCTAAGCCCAGAAGACATCGCATCAAATTTCGACAAGTATCGTGCCCTTTGTGAGAAGCTCGGAGACCGAGCCCCTGCCGCTTTGGCTATGGTAGATCATTTAGGAGAACGATTGGCGTTGTGTCCTGCGTCGGGCCGTAAAGAATATCATGCTGCATTTCCTGGTGGATTAGTCGACCATTCTCTTCGTGTGTTGTCCAACGCGATGAAGTTGATTAAGGCATTCGGTTGGGAAGTTCCCAAGGATTCTCTCATCATCGGGTGCCTTCTACATGACATCGGTAAGGTAGGTGACCATGAAAAAGACTACTACATCCCGCAGGATTCTGATTGGCACCGTGAGAAGCTCGGAGAAATGTACAAGCACAACAAGGATATGCAATATATGACTGTACCCGACCGTGGGGTTTGGTTATGTCAACATTTCGGACTTAAACTAACCCAGGATGAGTGGTTGGCCATTAAGTTAAATGACGGACAATATGCAGAAGAAAATGCTCCTTATAAGATGAAGGAACCGCGCCTGGTGGACGTTGTCCATATGGCGGATGTTATTTCTACGAAGCAAGAAAAAGAATGAAAATGGCTGATACTTATATCAGTCATGAAAATAACAGCCTTTGCGTTAAAAAATTTAATACGTGAAGCCCTGGGCGGATCAAAAATATTAAAAGAAAGACCTTGGGCTGTTGAATATTCTTTTAAATTATCAGGTGGCAGTGCCGAAGATTCGGAAGGCGAAAGTCCTGATGGTTTTGCAGTCGTTATGAGTTCTGATTCTGGTCTTATGGCAAGATTTATTGTAGATTGTTATTGGAACCCCCAGATGGGAGATTCTTCAGGTAACTCCTTAAAGTTTGAACTCGATGGTCGTAGTGAACAATCCACATACGTTCCAACTCGCTTTGATGATGGAAAAGAGCAGAGGATCATAATTTCTAATTCTCCTGTTTCAGGTTTGATTTCTGTTTCCCATGCCGCGGGCTCGAACAAAGTTCCCATCGTTTACTTAACCGTAAAAAATCCTTTCGATGAGACAGACGATATTAGTTTTTCTATAGAAAACATTGGAAATGGGAAAATTGACGTAGAGATGACTAATTACACCAATCTATGAATTGTCATAACTACATGCGATAAGATAGACTTAGCGCTATACTTATTTGCATGAATGACTTGCTACGTAGGTATATCAGAGAGATTTTATCTGAAGTCGACGCTAACCCTGCCGTCGGCAACCAACTACCAGGCACGCCTAAACCAGGCGAAAAAGAGGATAAGGAAGAGGATGAGGTTGATGAATTGGAAGAGTTCAGTAGCGCAGGTGCGATCGCTGGCTTTACTGCTCCGCTCGGTATGTCGGGACAGGATGTTGAAGGTCCTGCTGCCCATGGCGAGCGTAAGAAGCGTAAAAAGCCAGGTTGGACCTGAAAATAAGCTTTGAACACATACTAAGGTTAGTGGTAGGGTATGATTACCTGCAATGGAGCAGGCAAATATTCCTGTCACAGGTACGGAATGGGAAAAGGAAAAGGAAAATTATTATGGCAATCGATCTAGAAGCAATTAAGCGTCGTGTAGCAGAACTCAGCGGTGTGAAGAAGACTTCGGCTGTCCAACTTTGGAAGCCGACTCTTGGCGAGTATAAGATTCGCTGTCTTCCATGGAAGAACGCACCGGATGGTCAACCATTCATGGAGAGATGGTTCTATTATATCGGTGAGAATGCGGGTATTTTGGCACCAAATCAGTTTGGTAAACCAGACCCGATTAATGATTTAATTCGCAAGCTTTATAGCAGCGGCAAGCCAGACGATAGAGTCTTGGCTAAGAAGCTGCAACCAAAGATGAGGTGCTATGCTCCTGTCATCGTTCGCGGTGAGGAGGACAAGGGCGTTCAAATCTGGAGCTTCGGCAAGTTGGTCTATCAACGTATGCTTGGCTTCTTCCTAGATGAGGAGGTCGGTGATATCCTTTCACCAACCGAGGGCTTTGACCTCAAGGTTTCGATCACGAAGCAACCAGGTAAGCAATTTAACGATACGACGGTCGATCCTGCTCGTCGTCCTTCGAAGCTTCACGAGGATTCAAAGACGATGGAACAATGGTTGAATTCGATTCCAAATATCGATGATATGTATCGTCTAAAGTCAACTCAGGAAATTGAGACTGTTCTCAATAACTGGTTGAGCGGTGGTACAGCTGAAGAGGTTGCGACTCCACCAACCACTCGAGGCCCCGCGACGACTGATGCTCTTGATGACTTGGTCGCGGAAGTTAAGGCCGCGGCGCCAGAGAAGAAGAAGGTAAAGAAGACTGATGATGATATGCCAGTTAAAAAGCAATCATTAGATGACGCATTTGCCGATTTGATGGGCGACGAGTGATTTAACCTACTCAAATATAAGCGCCGGAAATCAATTTGGTTTCCGGCGTTTGTACTATCTACAGATAATAGGGATAATAGCAGATATGGCAAAATCGAAGACAGAAGACAATCAATCCAAGAAACAAAATAACGAAGTTGATAGCATGATGAAGGATCTTATTTCCTCTATCAACAAGGAATTTGGAACAAGAATAGCGTTTAATCTTTCCGAGATGGATGCGCCCACTGTAGTAAAGCGTTGGATCGACACTGGCTCTATTCAACTAAATTACGCCATTAAAAATGCTCTCGGTGGAGGTTATCCCGAAGGTCGCATTATTGAGATTTCTGGATTGCCATCGTCGGGTAAATCTCACCTTGCATATCATGCGGCAGCTGTTGCTCAGTCCATGGGTGGATTAGTTGTTTATATCGATACCGAGAATGCCACTCCCGTTCAAAAGCTTGCTGACATGGGTATTGATGTTCGTAAGCGATTTGTGTATTGTGATTCACATTGCACAGAAGAAGTTTTTGCCATCATCGAATCGACTATTCTTAAGGCTAAACAAATTATTGATAAGAACGTACCGATTTTGGTCATTTGGGATTCGGTCGCAGCAACCTCGCCGAAAGCAGAGTTGGATGGCGAGTATGAACAAAATTCTATCGGTTTGCAGGCAAGAGCTATCTCTAAAGGTATGCGCAAGATTACGGGCGTAATTGGTCAAAATAATGTGACGCTACTTTGTCTCAATCAAATTAGAGACAATATTGGGGTGATGCATGGTGATCCATTGACTACGCCGGGTGGTAGAGCTATTCCATTTCATTCTTCGGTTCGAATCCGTCTCGGTAGCGGAAATCAAGTCAAGGACAAGAATGGCATGCCAATTGGTATTCACACGACCGTTACGATTAAAAAGAACAAAGTAGCTCCCCCATTTAGAAAATTAGAGTTTGATATTATTTTTGGAAAAGGAATCGTCGAGGATGAATATCTGTTCGATGAATGTCGTACGCACTGCAAAGAAAATGGGCCAGTAAAGAGAAAAGGTCATACCATCAATATTTCGGGTGAAGGTGCCTGGAAGGAATTGAACGTTGTCGATGAAAAGACTGGCGAAGTTGTGGTAGAAAAGAAGTTCTATAAGAACGAATTCGGAAATCTAATGAGAGACAATCTACATGGACCTTTCATCATGGAAGTGATCGATTCGGCTTTGACTCTGACGACAGGTCCCGCCGCGCCATTAGAAGGTGATGACAATGTGTCTGACGATGGAGGCAGCGATGAGTAAAACACGAGATAAATTGACGAACCCCGTTTGGGTGAATGTAGTCTCTCTCGATGACGAATTAATTCCCGAGTATCAAACCCCAGGTTCAGCTGCCTGTGATTTGAAATCTACAGATGAATTTATTCTACCTTCAGGATCGAGGACTGTCGTTGGTACAGGTATAAAACTGGAAATTCCTAAGGGCTTTGCTGCGATGGTATGTTCGAGGTCTGGTCTCGCAGCGAAGAATGGAATTCAAGTCCTTAACGCCCCAGGAATCATAGATACCGATTATCGAGGTGAAATTAAGGTCATTCTTCACAATACTAGTGGCGAAGAGTTTATTATTAAAAAAGGCGATAGGGTTGCACAACTTTTATTTTTCCCTATTTTTCAAGCAGTTTTTCATAAGGTGGATGAGGTGACCTCGACACAACGCGGTGAAGGTGGATTGGGCAGTACTGGGGTTTGAATGACAGATAGACCTATTTTAATCGTTGATGGTGCCAATCTTTTTTTAAGATCATGGGCTGCCTATCCAACCATGTCTTCTCATGGCTATCAAATGGGAGGATGTATTGGATTTATGAAGACTTTGGGCAGAATACTCAGGGAAATTCAACCAAAAATAGTTTGTGTAGCTTGGGAAGGTGGCGGTTCTGCCCGCCGCCGCAAACTTTACCCCGAGTATAAGTTAGGACGAAAGGCGCAAAAACTAAATCGTTTTTATGGCGAAGACATCCCTGATTCTGAAGAAAATAAAAAACATCAATTGATAGCGTTGTTGGGAATGCTTAAATTTGCGCCTGTTTGCCAGATTTATGTTTCTGATTGTGAAGGAGATGACATCGTTGCCCATCTTTGTAATGGTCCTTATCGAAACGACAATAAAATAATCGTCTCTTCTGACAAGGACATGTATCAACTTCTGAATAAAACGACTAACTTGTATTCGCTTCACAAAAAAATTGTTTTAAAAGAAGAAGATATATTTGAAGAATATAGAATTAAGACGCATAATTTTGCTCTCGCAAAAGCATTGTGTGGCGATCCTGGCGATAATATCCCCGGCATCAAAGGTATCGGGTTCAAGACGGCATCAACGAAGTTTCCAATACTTGGGTCGGACTCACAAATTCTTTTGCAAGAAATTATCGATTTTTGTCAAGCACACTCGTCCGAGTCTACTATTTATCGACGCGTTTTAGAGAATGAACATGACCTTAAAAGAAATTGGAGATTGGTTCATCTTGATGGAAGCATGCTTTCTGCAGATCAGATTTCCAAGGTACAATACGCGATCGATACATTCGTTCCTCAGATTAATAGGATTGGTCTCATTAAAGCCCTCGTAAAGGAAGGCGTCACCGATTTCGACGTAGAAAACTTTTTTTATTCCTTTAATTGCATAGAAGGACTTGGATCTTCAAAGAATTAAGAGATCACAATGCTAGAAAACGAAAACAAAACTACCAAAGTAACTTTCGGTACTTACGGAAAATCATTTCAAGAAAAAATTGGTCAGGCACTTCTGACTGATTCGAAGTGGGCAGAACAGATGCTCGAAGTTTTTGATTCATCTTATTTCGAGCTAAAATATCTTCAGTTTCTTGCTGATCGCTATTTTACGTATGCGAAGAAATATAAGGTTTTCCCAACGCTTCAACTTCTTGCGACAATTATCAAGGAAGACTTGAAGGTAGGTACAGACATCATCCTTCGCGATCAAATTATCGAATATCTTCAACGAATGAAGGCCAATCCAGATCCAGGCGATCTTCAGTTCGTCAAGGATAAGTCACTTGATTTTTGTCGTAAGCAAGCACTTAAGGCAGCGCTAGAAAATGCGGTCGATCAAATGCAGGCCGAGAAGTATGAATCTATCGTAGAATCGATCAGGAAAGCAGTTCTTGTAGGAACAGCACCTGCTCTTGGTCATGACTTCTTTACTGATTTTGAGGCTAGGTTTACTAGACTACAGCGTAACTGTGTTGCAACAGGTCTTGATGAATTAGATCGTAAAGAGATTCTCAATGGCGGTCTCGGCGCAGGTGAGATTGGTGTCGTTGTTGCTGCGACTGGTGTTGGTAAGTCCCACTTTCTTACCATGCTTGGCGCTAATGCCTTGAAACAAGGCAAAAATGTTTTGCATTACACGTTCGAGTTGTCTGAAACGGCAGTCGGCGTGCGCTATGATTCTAATCTTTGCGATATGGAATCTAACCAAGTTATCGATCGTAAGGACGAAGTATTGACTCAGTATAAGGACATGAAGCTTGGTAGACTTATCATCAAGGAATTTCCTACAAATACTGCGTCGATTTATACCTTGCGTTCTCACATCGAACGATTGGACGTAAAAGGATTCGTTCCTGATTTGATTGTTATCGATTACGCAGATATCATGCGATCAACGCGACAATTCGATTCACTTCGACATGAACTCAAATTAATCTATGAAGAGTTAAGAGGATTTGCTTCTGAAAAAGGTATTCCGATTTGGACGGCGTCACAGTCGAACAAGGAAGGTTCTAGCGCCGATGTTGTCGATCTTAGCAATATGTCAGAGGCGTATGGTAAGGCGATGGTTGCTGACGTGGTACTCTCTATCTCTCGCAAGTCGCATGAGAAGGCAACTGGATGGGGTCGACTCTTCGTTGCAAAAAATAGAGCTGGTAGAGATGGTCTTGTCTTCCCAATAAAGATAGATACAGCAAGAAGCAAATTTGAAATCGCTGGTCAAGCCGGTTCCATGGAGGAGTCTAAGCTTGATGATGATGCGGCTCAAAAACAAGCTCTCCGTGCAAAATGGCGAGAATTGAAGAGCGAATTTTCGAGTAATCGCAAAGAACATCACGAAGATAGCACAATTTCAGCGACAGCTGCAGGACATTGAATTATAGTTATAAAACCTTCCGTTTGGAGAAAAAATGAATACATTTACTAGAGACGAAGCTTTTTCAGCATCATTAAAATATTTTAACGGAGATGAGCTAGCCGCTAGCGTATTTTGCGACAAATATGCCCTTCGAAACCCAAAGGGCGAGTTGTTAGAACTTACGCCATCAGATATGCATCGTCGCCTGGCGCGTGAATTCGCTCGAATCGAGTCGAAGTATCCGAACCCAATGACTGAAAAGGAAATTTTTTGCCTCCTCGCGGATGTTGAGCATATTGATGCTTCTCAGCGCGCTGTTATGTCTCTTGAAGAACTTGCTAAGGAGTCTCGCGGATTCGGACCTGTAGTTCCTCAAGGTTCGCCAATGTCTGCTATTGGTAATGATTTTCAATATCAATCGCTATCAAACTGTTTCGTAATCCAATCACCTTTCGATTCCTATGCGGGTATTTTAAAGGCGGATCAAGAGCAAGCCCAAATCATGAAACGCCGTGGTGGCGTCGGTTTTGATGTTTCTACAATTCGTCCAAAGGGTATTGTTACTGCCAACGCTGCCCGCACCACCGACGGTATTGGAGTCTTCATGGAGAGATTCTCTAATACTTGTCGTGAAGTGGCCCAAGGCGGTCGTCGTGGCGCTTTAATGTTAACGATCGATGTTCACCATCCAGAGATTCGTACCTTCGTCAATATTAAGCGCGACCTCAAGAAGGTCACCGGTGCAAATATCTCGATTCGTTTAACGGATGAGTTCATGCAAGCTGTAAGGGACGAGGGACAAGTTCAACTTCGTTTTCCAGTAGAACGAGACGCTCCTCATTCTATCGAACAAATGGTTGATGCCAAGCAACTTTGGCATGAAATCATCGAGGCTGCATGGGCCTCAGCTGAACCCGGTCTTCTTTTTTGGGATACAGTAAAGCGTCGTACTCCAACCGAGGCATACGCCAGCGTCGGATATGGGTCAACATCAACGAATCCATGTGGCGAGATTGTTCTATCTCCTTACGATTCGTGCAGATTGCTTCTAGTCAATCTTTATAAGTTTGTAAAGAATCCATTTACTTCAGCTGCTGCATACGACAATGAAAGATTCAAGGACGTCGTCATCAAGGCTCAACGTCTTATGGACGACCTCATCGATCTCGAGATTGAAGCCGTAGATAAGATTATTTCTAAGATTAAAAAAGATCCTGAGCCTGATGATGTAAAACAATCGGAACTTAATCTTTGGATTAAAATTAAGGAAGCAGCTTTGGGCGGTCGTAGAACCGGTCTTGGAATTACCGCTTTGGGTGATGCTTTGGCTGCTGCGGGATTTGTTTATGGGTCAAAACAATCCATTCAGATGACAGAATCTCTTTATAAGACGCTTGCACTTTCTGCCTATAAGTCAACGATCAAGATGGCCGAGGAGCGAGGAGCATTCCCAGTCTTTTCACACAAACTTGAATCAGAGCATCCTTTTATTAAGCAAATCCTGGAAGCAAATCCTGAGCTCGTTAGAGATTATAAGAAGCATGGCCGTCGCAATATTGCTCTTACTACGACCGCGCCCGCTGGATCTGTCTCGGTTCTTACCCAGACCACATCCGGTATCGAACCGGCATTCATGTTGTTCTACAAACGCCGCAAGAAGGTCAACGGTGATGATCCATCAGTTCGTGTCGACTTTGTTGACCCGCTCGGCGATAAGTGGCAGGAATTCATGGTCTACCACCATGCATTCAAGAAGTGGATGGAGGTCAACCACAAGACCGAGGAGAACGTCGCAGAATCTCCTTACCATGGTGGAACCGCCAACGAGATCGATTGGGTCGCCAAGGTAGATCTTCAGGCCGCGGCCCAGAAGTGGATCTGCCATTCTATCTCCAACACGACAAACATTCCTAATTCAACTTCCGTAGATGTTGTCAAGGAGATCTACATGAAGGGTTGGGAGACTGGATGCAAGGGTGTCACTATCTACCGTGATGGATGCCGAACCGGTGTCCTCGTGGCTGAGACGAAGCCTGAAGAGAAGAAGGTGGACCTTGATGGTCAGCCGGAGACCATGGTAGAAAGCCATGCGCCAAAGCGACCTAAGGAATTAACCTGTGATATTCACAGAATTAACGTGAGGGCAGGTGGTGACAACGAGAGCTACTTGGTGTTGGTCGGACGGTTGGATGACAAACCTTACGAGATCTTCTGCGGTCTATCTCAACACGTCGAGGTACCAAAGAAGGCGAAGACAGGCACTCTTATCAAGAATGGTAAGAAGGATGGTGTAGCGACGTATAATCTCCAGATTCCAATCGGCGACGATGATCACCTCCTCTTTAAGGATGTTGTCGAACTTTTTGCCAATCCAAACCACGGAGCAATGACGAGGACACTTTCTCTTGCTCTTCGCCATGGAGTTCCTGTTCAATATGTCGTCGAACAGTTGCAGAAAGACAAGCACAGCGGATTGCAGTCTTTTTCAAAGGCGATTGCTAGAGTCTTAAAGAGCTACATTCCGGATGGAACCAAGTCCAACTCTGATAAG